AACCCCTTGGACCAAATTCGTTCGCTGTATGACTGACGGACAGATCGGTCGTTTTCTGGGTGCCACTGACGACGGCGTTCGTTGGGATGACCCCGCGATCGATGCCGATGAGATGAATGAAATGATGGCAGAACTCTAAGGGGATCTCCCCAGTTGGGGAACTGGACCACGTTCGTGAGTTCGTTCCCCGTGACCGACTATTGTAAGCAAAGCAACCAAACGAAACCAGATGACCACCTCCACTCAGAACCTGCTGACGATCGCTGAGGTTCTGCATGCAGCAGGCAAGGAAGTCAAAATCCGTAGATTGCCCACAGCGCACGGAACTAAAGCGAACCGCTACGCTGACCGCATCCGTGGCGGTTCTTCCCGCGTTCGCACTGGTGCAGGTTCCCGCTCGGTGAATCAGAGCACCAAGGCGACGGCGATGGGTGATGTGCTCTGACCCCAGTGCGCTGGGTTCGTGATTCGCAGTGCCCCCCTACGGGGCGTTGCGCCGCCCTGGCGCGTGTGGCTAAAACGCTAAGGTACCATTAGGCTACAAAGTCTTGCTTTGGCGAGGTCTTTATATAACTCGACACTTTTCTATATAAAACAAAAATGAATGAAAGGATAACGAGTATGCAAAAAAATCCCGGAGAAAATTTTACCACTGTGGAGGTCGATCCTGTTACAGGTGAATATGTAATTCAAGTGCCCGAGTGGATTATATCTGAGTATGGTTGGTATGAGGGTACACAGATCAATATGGAGGTTGATGGGCACAGTATCGTAATTACCGAATGTGATAGTTGACTGACTCTTAGTAATAGAGTATAATTAATACTGAATCGATTCAAATTCAAACTTGACCTAATTATGGCTAAAGGATTTACAGTAAAGGCAAAATCACCAGTTGTGCAGAAAGAACCTGAATGGGATTTTGCGAAAGCAAGAGAAATGGTTAAAGGGAAGACAGTAGTATTCTGTTTACCAGGTCGTGGTGTATCATACACGTATCTGAAGAACTTTGTACAATTATGTTTTGATCTTGTACAGAACGGAGCAAGTATTCAGATCTCACAAGATTATAGTTCAATGGTAAACTTCGCCCGTTGTAAGTGTTTGGGTGCTAATGTTCTTCGAGGACCTGATCAGAAACCTTGGGATGGTAAGTTACAGTATGATTATCAGTTGTGGATTGATAGTGATATTGTGTTTAACACTGAGAAGTTCTATCAGTTAGTATTGATGGATAAAGATATTGCAAGTGGATGGTATTGTACTGAAGATGGTCAAACCACCTCGGTTGCACATTGGATGGATGAAGAAGATTTCCGTGGTAATGGTGGTGTTATGAACCACGAAACGCTTGAGAGTATTGCAAAGCGTCGTAAACCATTCACTGTAGACTATGCAGGTTTCGGTTGGTTGTTAATTAAGAATGGAGTCTTTGAACACGAAGGTCTTCCATATCCTTGGTTTGCACCGAAGATGCAAGTCTTTGAATCTGGTGAAGTACAGGATATGTGTGGAGAGGATGTATCATTCTGTCTGGATGCAAAGGAAGCAGGATTTGAGATTTGGTGTGATCCTCGTATCAGAGTTGGTCACGAAAAAACTCGCGTGATCTGATATGATCTCAGAATCGTATACAATTCTCCATAAGGGTAAAGTACTTTATGAGAACTTAACTCAGGAGAAGTATTTCGATACAATGGAGGATCTATCTCTCAAATTTTATGAGACGGGTTCTCCCAATCCTTCGGAACTTATAACACAAATTAATTCATTAGAGGAGTAATTATGGCTAAAGCAAAATCAGGTCTCGTGAAAGGCGATTATGTATCTGCCCCCGCGAAGAAGACTCGTCAAGGGAACGGAAAGAATACAAAATATACCGCGACGTCTCGCAATGGGGCAAAGAAGGTATATCGCGGACAAGGTAAATAGGTAAAGTTGTGTATCGTTTATGGCATGTTTGATTGCTAATCTTCCTTCACAGGAAGTATGGGTCCGTAAAGAATATCTTACTGATCATCAATCTGGTCATGGTGAATTTGTAAAAGGCGTTTGGGTATCAGTTAAATCGATACCTGGGCGTGCTTTTTATTTTGAGACATATCTACCAGAATATGCTGCAATGTATGATAAGTTACCTATTAGTGCCTTTGTGGCAGATCCTGAAACTCCAACACCTGATATGAGTTTACCTAACCTACAGTTCTGGAATTGTATGGATTATGGTGTAGTCAGTGTTGATAAGAAGTTCATTGGTTCAATGGACTTTGAATGTTATACAAGAGATCACGGGAATGTAAAAGGAACTTATGTTTGTACTATAGATAATTATCATCATGATCCCGATTATGTTGATTGGGCAACGAGTGAAAATCCTGCAGAACATAAGTCTCATAACTTAATTGAACTTGAGAATGGTCAATATGCTTTATATCCTAATAATCGTCTTAGGATATTTGATAATAGTTTGACACCAGTTGAACCTAAGATGCCTGATTTTAAAGTCTCAACTCAGTACTATCAAGTTGAAAATGGTTATGATCGCCTAGGTATGGGTCGTGAAGATGAGTATCATTGGAAAACAGCAAAAGAACGTCAACAAGAGGAACAAGATGGAACCAACTAATGATTTTTTAGATAACATTGCCGCAAAACAATACGAAAAACTAATTCGTGAAGTTGTTGGTGATAATAAAAACACGGATGAGGATGAAGGTCCTCAAGATCTTTCTGAGTAAATACCAAAAAGAAAACCAATGTCAAAATATCACGTAGATCGCGATGCTGAATATATGTACAAGATGTGGGGAACCACTAAATTGATTACAGATTATTGGTCCAAACCCCAAAAAACTAATGATCCTGAAGAAATAGTGGTTGAAAAGCAAAATCCTCAGTAAGGGATATAAATAAATTCAGGAAAATGTACCATAATAATGTCAACTCGGAGGATTTCCAGAGCATTTAAAGATATCAGCCTTTCCTTTGATCCACATCCTGTGACAAAGGACCTACCTGTGCTGGTGAATGAACGTGCAATCATTAGATCTGTACGTAATATAGTCGAAACAATTCCGACTGAGCGATTTTTTAACGCAACCTTTGGTTCCGATGTTCGTCGGAGCCTTTTTGGGTTTGTGGATATAGGTACTGCTCTTGTTATTGAAGAACAAATTTCAAATTCAATTAGATTTTATGAACCTAGGATTGATAATCTAAAGATTCAAGTTGATCCTCAACCAGATAATAATTCATTTAATTGTAATGTATTCTTCGATATCGCTGGATTAGATATCCCAACCTCAAATTTTTCATTCATACTAGAGGCAACACGATAAAACATGCCTTTTACACAGTTTACTAACTTAGATTTCGATCAAATAAAAGCAGAAATCAAGTCATATCTCCGTTCTAATTCAAATTTTACGGATTTTGACTTTGAAGGATCGAATTTTTCCGTCCTAATCGATACTTTAGCGTACAATACGTACATTAATGCATTCAATGCCAACCTGGCAGTGAATGAATCGTTCTTAGATGGAGCAACAGTCCGCGAAAACGTAGTTTCGTTGGCAAGGAATATTGGATATGTACCAAGGTCAAAGAGTGCTGCAAAGGCACAAGTCACATTTTCGGTTCCAACTACCTCTACTAGTACTACTTTAACTCTCAATGCGGGTTTAGTTGCTGTTGGACCCTTTGATAATACATCATATCGTTTTTCGATACCTGAAAATATTACAACAACGATAAAAAATGGTGCTGCAACGTTTGGAACGGCAGATGCACCCATTGAAATCTTCCAAGGAACGTTATTAAGCAAGCAATTCTTAGTTGATAATTCTGTTGATCAACGTTTTGTTCTTGATAATCCAAATATTGATGCTTCTACAATTAGAACTTACGTCAAAGGAGTCAATGATACTGGTCTTGGAAGAGAATTTGCCAAGATTGATAACATTTTAAACATTGATAAGGCATCTGAGATCTATCTGATTCAGGAAATTGCTGATGAGAGGTATGAATTACTATTTGGTGATGGATATTTTGGTAAAAAGTTAGAAACTAACTCTGTTATCACAGTAAGATATATTATTACTGATGGTGAAGAAGGAAATGGTCCAAATACCTTCGATTTTCAAGGTAATTTGATCAATGAGAACGGTGTTAGAACCACTCCTACTGGTGCTATACCAATTACAGTCGTTCAGAGGGCGATAAATGGTGGTGAAATAGAGAATGTCTCTTCTATTAAGTACTTTGCCCCACGATTGTATTCCGCGCAGTACAGAGCGGTTACGTCAAGGGACTATGAAGCGATTATTTCTTCAATTTACTCCAATACTGAGTCGGTTGCAGTAGTTGGAGGTGAGGAATTGGTTCCACCACAGTTTGGAACGGTTCAAATTAGTATTAAACCCAAGAATGGGTCATATATTTCCGATTTTGATAAGCAAAACATCCTCAATAAACTTAAAAAGTATTCTATTGCGGGTATCAATCAAAAAATCATCGATCTTAAGGTTCTGCACGTTGAACTTGACTCTACAATTTACTATGATGTATCAAAAATTAGTAATGCAAACGATTTAAAGACTAATATTACTGATACGTTATCAACATATTCAAAAGATGTTGATATGAATCGTTTTGGAGGTAGATTTAAGTACAGTAAAGTCCTTCAATTGATTGATAGAGTTGATAGTGCAATTACTTCTAACATAACAAAGGTTAGAATTAGAAGAGATATGAAATCATTACTTAATCAGTTCGCTCAATACGAACTTTGCTTTGGTAATAGATTTCACATCAATCCTGCAGGATATAACATCAAGAGTACTGGTTTTACAATCACTGGATCAAGCGATATTGTTTATTTGACTGACGTTCCAAATAAGGACGCATTAGGAAATCTTGATGGTAGTGGAAAAGGTATTATATCTGCAATTAAAAAGACAAATACTGATCAATTACAAGTTGCTTTGAGAGGTGTTGGTACAGTTGATTATATTAAAGGTGAAATTCTTTTAAATACAATTAATATCACTTCAACGCAACAACAAAACGCCATTATTGAGGTTCAAGCATTCCCAGATTCTAATGATGTAATCGGGTTGAAAGATTTGTACCTCAGTTTAGACGTTTCAAGTAGTAGGATAAATACGATTAAAGATGTTATAGCATCTGGTGAAGACATTAGTGGTGTATCTTTTGCAAGAGAATACTATACTTCAAGTTACTCAAACGGAGACCTAGAGAGGAAATAAAAATATGTCGAATTTTGAGAAGAGAGTTCAACTCAATAAAATTATTGAGAGTCAACTTCCAGAATTTTTAGTTTCAGACTTCCCAAAAGCAGTTGATTTCTTTAAGCAATATTATATTTCCCAAGAAAAGCAGGGAGGTAATATTGACCTTGTAGATAATCTTGATCGTTATCTTAGGGTAGATAATCTTGTTCCTGAAGTTGTTGTTGGTAAAACGGCATTATCCTCAGCAATTTCTGCATCTGATACAACAATTGTAGTCACATCTACAAAAGGTTTTCCAGATGATTATGGTCTTCTGAAGATTGATAATGAAATTATCACATACACTAGCAAAACTTCAACGACATTTACTGGATGTGTTCGTGGATTTACTGGTATTACTGGATATGATAGTGGTATATCAAATTTAATCAATACTGTCAATAAGCAAACTGTTGTCTTTTCAGAAACTTCTGCAGAAGAACATTCAAACAATTCGACGGTTACTAACCTTAGTGCTCTCTTCTTACAAGAATTCTATAAAAAATTAAAGAGAACTTTCACACCAGGATTAGAAGAATATGAATTTGTTTCTGATCTTGATGTCGGTAACTTTATAAAGCATGCAAGAAACTTATACCAATCAAAAGGTATTGAAGAATCTATAAAAATTCTTTTTAAAGTTCTTTATGGTGTTGAAGCAAGTGTTATTGACCTTGAAGAGAGGCTTATAAAACCATCTGCAGCAAATTATATTAGAAGAGAAACTATAGTTGTTGAGAGGATATCTGGAGATCCTTTTAAATTGGAAGGGCAAACTATCTTCAAATCTACAGATAGTGGAACAAGTGCATCTGTATCTGATGTAGAAATTTTTACAAGGAATAATGAGACTTTCTATAGACTTGGTCTCTTTATTGGATATAATGATAGAGATTTAATTGAAGGAACATTTACAATTCCTGGATCTTCAAGAGTTCTTGAGAATGTTTCTGTTGGATCATCTGTTATCAATGTTGATTCTACGATTGGTTTTGGTCAAACTGGAACTGTTGTTGTAGGATCAAATGCAATTGATTACACTGCAAAGAGTATTAATCAATTTTATGGTTGTATCAATGTAGGTGCAGCGATCACAACGGGTACTAGAATCCGCTCTAATGAGTATGTTTATGGTTATGAGGACAATGACCTAACCAAGAGAGTAGACCTCCGTATAACGGGCGTACTGGCAGACTTCAATCCTCTTGGAAAACTCTCATTAATGGAAGTGGGAGAAGAAATAAAAGTAAGAAATGTTGGCGAAGTTATTACTAATCCAACAACTGACAGAACATATAAACAAATTTTTGCAAACTCTTGGATTTATAATACAAGTTCAAGTTACAATGTAGATACTATCAATGGTTCAATCTTTACATTATTAAGTGATATTGATAAATCAAGTCTCAAACAAGGTGATACTGTTGATATTGTAAATGGTTCTAATGTAGTTGGTGCTGGTGCAACTATTGTATCTGTTAGTGAACCTACAAAAGAAGTTACTCTTGGTAATATTGTAGGTTTTGCCGCATCTACTGGTGTAAATTATAGTCTTCGCAGAAGAGTTGAGAAATCTGAAAGTGTTGGTGTAGCACTTTCTTTGGGTAATGATGCGTATATTGCAGACACTTTAAATGTGTATACTGATGAAAACGATGAGTTTGGATATATTGCTTCAAACTCTTTACCATCATATACAATCTATGATGATATTATTGAAAAAAATGCTGACAGTCTTGGTGAAAGAGACAATGTTTTCAACAACTATACTGTAGTAGTATTCCCAAGTGATGTCGATTTCTTAGATGGTGATGAAATTGTTTACACTGCAGAAACTCCAATTGCTGGTTTAGTTTCTAATGCATCATACTTCGTTAAAAAGTTTGTAGATTCTACTGGAACAGTAATCAATAATAAAATTTACTTATATTCATCAAAAGCATTACTTAAAGGTAATGAATATATTAAACTTGATTACGTTGTTTCTGGTGGTGGAGGAGTAGGATCTCTGGTAGGAACTCATACTTTCACTCTTAGAAGGCATGAAGATAGAGTTCTTTCCCCAAATCAAATTCTTAGAAAATTCTCTCTTAACACATCACTATCAGATATAAAGAGTGAAAATAGAAAAATTGGTTCTATTGGACTTTTAGTTGATGGTACTCAGATTTCAAGTCCAGAATCTAGAGATAAAATTTATTATGGACCAATCAGTGAGTTTGAAGTTTTAAATGGCGGAAAGGGATATGATGTTATTAATCCACCAAAAATTATTATTAGTAAACCTGTAGGACTTGGAAATACTAATGCACTTGTTGAACCTGTTATTGAAGGTATTGTCAATCAAATTTTAGTTGATCCTCAAGATTTTGATATTGAAAGTATTGAAGGTGTATCTTTAGTTGGTGGTAATGGTTCTGGATGTCAACTTGAGCCTGTTATGGGGTCAAGATTTAGAGAACTTTCGTTTGATAGTCGTTCTCTTTCTCTAGGAGGTGGAGTAGATATTGATAATGAAACTATTACTTTTAGTGACTTTCATAATCTTTTTGATGGTCAGCACTTGATCTATAATCAAAATGGACATAATGCAATATCAATTGGTGTAGCAAATGATCCTACACAATCTATTGAAGGAACTTTGGTGAGTGGTGATGAATATGTTACAAAATTTGTAAATACCACCAGTATCAAGTTATTCAAAACTGATGCTGATGCTTTAGCAGGAATTAATACTATTGGATTCTCTACAGCAACAACTGCTAGTGGTATTCATAAGTTCAGAACATTATCAAGAAAAAATTTAAGAGAAGTTAAAGTTATTCAGTCTGGATCTGGATACACTTACAGAAAGTTGAGAGTTTCTTCATCAGGAATCTCTACAGAGTATAATACAATTTACTTTAAAAATCATGGATTTAATACTAATGATATTGTTGACTATTCATATGAAGGAACTTCAATAGGTGGATTAACTGATACAAACAGATATTCTGTTCAAAAAGTTGATGCAGATAATTTCCGTGTTATAGATGTTGGTATTGGTGCTTCTATTGCAACAGATCTTGTAAGATCTAAAGTAGTCGATATTACGACAGTTGGAGTTGGAACACACATTTTCCAATATCCACCAATTAGTGTTGACATTAATGTTTCTTATGGATCAACTCTTGGGGGAACATTTGTTTTCACTCCAATCGTGACAGGAGAAATTATTGATGCATATCTCTATGAACAAGGAACTGGATATGGATCAAATACCCTAAACCTCCATAAGAAACCCCTAATATCGCTTCCACAGGGCAAGGACGCACAGTTATCACCAATCATCCTTAATGGTAGAATTGATGCCGTACAGATCCGTAACAGAGGGGCAGGATACAAATCATTACCAATTATTGAAACTGAAGGTACCGGTACTGGAGCAGTTTTAAGACCGATTCTTGGTGGTATTAATGGAGAACAAATAATTGAGGTCAAAGTTATAAATGGTGGAATTGGATATGATCAAAATCTTACTGATATTATTATCAAACCAAGGGGATCTGGAGCAAAGTTTGATTTAAGAGTTAGAGATCTTACAGTCAACGATGCTGAAAGATTTGCATCTTATACTAAAAAAAGACAAGAAAAAATATACTCAAATCTTTCACCTAACGAAACTAGTGATCTTCTTGTATATTCAATGTATGGATATTCAAGTGATCTTGCAATAAAATTCAATGATACTGCTAGTAATCATTCTCCAATTATTGGATGGGCATATGATGGCAATCCAATTTACGGACCATATGGATATTCGACAATAGATGATGTTCAGTCTGGTGTTAGACTGTTAGAATCTGGATATGTTATAAATTCAAATTCCATTATTGATCGCCCATTGTTATCAAATTATCCAGAAGGATTCTTCATTGAAGATTATCAGTTTACTGACGTTGGTGATCTTGATAAGCACAATGGAAGATTTTGTAAAACAACAGAATTTCCAAACGGAGTTTATGCATACTTTGCTAGTGTAAATGTAGATGGTAGTTCTTTAGAACCACAATATCCATATTTCATTGGAAATTCTTTCCGATCAAAGTTCATAAAGGAAAATGAAGTATTAGATCAAACATTTGATTTTAATAATTCAGATCTTGTTCGTAATACTTTTCCATACAAAGTAAACGATAAAGATGCAAATTATGATTTTATAAACGAATCATATGAATCTTTTGCACAAATTGCAAGAATTGAATCTGTTAGCCAGGGAGATATTGATGAAGTAATAGTTGTTGATGGTGGAAGTGGATATCAAATTGGTGATGTAGTTAACTTTGATGAAACTGGAACCAAAGGAAGAGGTCTTAGAGCACAAGTTTCTGAACTTAAGGGTATTGAAGTTGATTCAATTTTAACATCTTTAGAAACTTATGAGAATGTAGTATTTGAATGGGATACTGATAGAGCAGTTTCTGTATATTCTAGAGATGGATATCTAGATTTTAATAATAATGATACTGTTTTAATAACTGGATTATCTACTGCAGTTACTTACTTAGCAGATTCTCATCATATTGGGTTTACTACAGAAACAGTAGGTTTGGCAAAAACCATGACTTCTTTTACTGGAGCAACTTCTGGTGTTGGTGTATTTGAAGACATTTTAGTTTCTAATGTTCCTGTAGTATCTGCAGGAAATACAATTACTATTTTCTCTAGTGCCGGAACTGAAAATGTTAGAGTTCTGAATAACTTTAATAATGGTGTATTAAGAGTTCAAAGATTTGGTGAGGCACCAAATTATACAACTGGTGTTGCTCACACATTTGGCAGTGAGTTGAATGTTATAAGTGATAGAGTTAGATTGCCAGTTAAAACTAAAAAGTTTACTTCCAAACGTGATGACTTAGTATATTTCAATCCTTTAGAATCAGTTGGTGTTGGTTTAACTGATGGTTCTGCAATATCAAAAATTATTACCGTAGGTATTACTACATCTGAAATATCTATTCCAACTAGAACAATCTATCTTCCAAACCACCCATTTACTACTGGTCAAAAAGTAACTCTTTCCAAAGGTGCTGGCAATCCAAGTTCCTTCACGGTTGGGATGAATAATTCAAATGTGAATACATTCTTTATTCCAGATCTATCAACAAAAGAAACAGATCTTTATGTAATTAACAAGGGAAGAAATTATATTGGACTTGTTAGTGAGACTGTTGGTGCTGTAGGAGTTGGTACAACATCAGAAGGACTATTCTTCTATAATGTTGGAAATGCTGCAGATAGATCAGATTATCTAATTAAGAGTAATAAAGATCAAATTACTGGTAATTTAAGTAGAATCACAACTCTGGTAAGTTGTGCAGAAACTCATGGTCTCAGTCGAAATGATGTTATTAAGTTAAACGTTCTTCCAAATACTATTGTTGGTGTCGGAACAACAGCAGCGTTAAGATTATCATTGGATTTGAACGAGAAAAAAATTCTTGTAAATTCAACTGATGTAGAATCAAGTGCGATTAATTTAAGTAATAATACATTTACTCTAACTTCCCACGGATATTCGACTGGTGATAAAATTTATTATAGTGGTGATGCAACTGGAATTGTATCTGGAGATTATTTTATAATTAAGGATTCTCTCAGTACTTTCAGACTTGCTGAAACTAAGTATGAATCAAATCCTGCAAATCAAAAAGAGATTAATATTACTGCTACTGGATCTGGTCCCCATACTATAGCATTAATTAATCCAAGACTTGACGTTGTAAGAAATTCTGACATTCAATTCAATTTGCAAGATCCATCCCTCTTTGGATATAATCTAAAAATATACAGAGAAAAAGAATTTGTAAATGAATTTGTTAGTGTTGCAAATAATAGTGAATTTAATATTATTAGTGCAGGGTCAACTATTGGTCTTGGTACTTTAACCAATCCAACATTAACACTTAAGCACTCTAACAATATTCCAAGTCGGTTGTATTATACATTAGAAAAATCTGGATATATTAGTACTGCAGATACAAATGTAAATGATTATTCAGAAATTAATTATATTAATAGTGAATATAATGGTAGTCATAAAGTATTTGGTATAACGGGTGCAGGTAATACAACTACCTTTAAAATTTCTCCTGTCAAAATTCCATCAGTCCTCACATATAATAAATCACAATGCGATAAACTTGAATATTCTACAAAATCTGCATCAGCATTAAGTGGATCTATTGGTAAAGTAAGAATTATATCTAAAGGATTTAATTTTGAAAGATTGCCCCAATTCACAGATGTAACATCTGAAACAGGTATTAATGCAAATATTTTTGCAGAATCTACATCTATTGGTTCACCTAAAAAAGTAAGATTTAAAGATATTGGATATGATTATCCTTCAGATAAAACTCTAAGACCACAAACATTTGTTCCACCGGTAATAAATTTAGATAACTTAGACACAATTAAAGATTTTGATATTATTTCTCAAGGTAGCAGATATCTCAGAGATCCTGACGTCATTCTTATTAATGATACAACTAAAGAAATTGTAGACAAAGATTCACTTTTAGCGAAAGCACCAAATGGTGCTATTTCAGAAATTGAAATTTTAGCACCACTATTTGGATTAGCATCAGAAACACATAAACTCGTGTTTGTTAATAATTCAAATGGTGTTGGTATTTCTACTATGACAGGTGATGGTATAAGTGGAGTTGCAACTTGTACTCTTGTGACACCTATTCTTGGATTTGTTCAACCTCAATTTGAAGTTGGTGATGAAATTTTTATTGAAGGTATTGATTTAGATTCAACAGGAACTGGATATAATTCTTCGGATTATAACTATCGTTTCTTCAAAGTTAAGAGTTATAATAATATTAGTCCTGCAACTCTAGAATTTGAAATTGTTGATGATGCTGGTGTTGGATTATCTACAAATGTTGGTTTAGCTAAAACAGTTCAATCTGGATATGCAACTATTATAAACAAAAAATATTACCCAGAAGTAACAGTTATTCAAGATAGATCAAAATTCTTTGCCAATGAACAACTTTATGTTAATACAACTGGGGCATCTTTTGTTGAAGAAGATATATTTGTATCTTTAATTAGAGATGACTACATTAAGGTTCAAGGTAACTATGATTTAAATATTGGAGATAAAATTAAGGGAGTTATAAGTGGCACTATTGCAGATGTTACTGGTGTAAGTAGAAATAAAGGATATTTTAATATTGATTATTCATCCAAACAAGAACTTGGGTGGAGAGATGATACTGGGAAAATTAGTGTTGATCATCAGGTTATTCCTAATAATGATTATTATCAAAATCTTTCTTACTCTGTTAAGAGTCCAATTACTTGGGAAGAACAATCTTCACCTGTTAATAGCATAATTCATCCTGCAGGATTAAAGAATTTTGCTGATGTTGGAGTTACCTCTACAGGATCTTCTACTGTAGGACTTGCTGGAACAACAACTAGTATTGCAATTCTTGATGTTGTAAATGAAAGAAGAGTTGATACTATTAATAATTTTGATAACGTAGTTGATTATGATATTAGGGAAAATGCACTTTCTAATTTCGATCAATCTAAGTTCTTAAAATTTCAAAATATAAAACTTGAGGACTACATTGAGTGTAGAACTAATAGAGTCTTGATTCACGATGACATTAGTAATAACTTCTCTAGTAGAGGATTTAAAGATATATTCATTGAATTAGATGAAATTGATTTTTCTGATAATTATGTTGGATATGTAATTCAAGTTGTTGATGCAGACACTAAAGATGTTCAACTTTCTGAATTAGTATATCAATCTACAACCTTGAATACATTCTTATTTGAAAAATATACAAACTTCACTAAAGAAAAACTTGGAGATTTTAGTACTGATCTTGATTCTGCAGGAAGAAAAACTTTAATCTTTACACCTACAGATCCCTATGAAAGAGATCATGATATTAAGATTCTCAAGAGATCATACCTATACACAGCATTAGCTGGTGGTGGAACTCAAACTGGAACATCTTCTTTTGGATCAATTGATCTTGTCGGATCATTTGTATCTGGTATTGGCAGTGTTGGAACAGCATCTAGTATTAAAACTCTAGTTGATTTCCCAGTTAACGATTTTAATGGGATGTATGCCAAAGTTGAAATTGTTGATAGATTTACCTCAGATCACAACTATATTGAAGCTATTGTAGATTTTGACGGTACTGATACTTATTTGAGTGAGTATTATTTTGATACTCAATCTTTATCTTACAGTTCATCACAAACTGGAATACTCTCAGCAATTTATGATGCCAATGCTGGCATTGTTTCTTTAACTGCACAGAATGTTGGTATTTCTTCCTTAGTTGGTCTTTATGATGTTCGTTCTACTATTGTTGGATTTGGAACAACAACTACTGGTATTGGAACATACAGATACCTTGTAAATAATCAACCTGCAGGCACTGAAAAGAGCGTTAAAATTGAATCTACTGTTGGGTTTGGAACAACTGCAGTTAGAGTTGGAACTTTCGATCTTGAATCAGTTTCATCTTCAAATTCGGTTGTTCGTGTTTCTGCAGGAGAAACTTCTGCAATTCATCAGGTTTCAATTCTTTCAAATACTTTACAAACTACAGTAGTTCCTGGTCCATTTGCAGCAGTTAATAATGTTACTGGACTTGGGACATTTGGTGGAGAAATTGATGGATCAAGATATTATCTAAATTTCTATCCAGATACTCCATATGATGTAGAAGTTCAAGGATACAATGAAGTATTCTATACTGAGCAAGATTATGATAATACACCACTACCAAATACATATGGACCTACTATTGGTGAGGTTTTATATGATGCTTATGATGGAATCAATGGATTGAGAGCAAATAGAACTCAATTCAAACTTTCCCATGAAGGTGATCCAATCTATGTCAAGTCATTCGTTCCCACCGATACTGCACAAGTTAATTACGTAACTGGAGTTATTACATTACGCAATCACTTCTTTAATACTGGAGAAGAACTTATTTACCGCCCATCATCAACATTTGCTGGTATTGGTTCTACCGCAATGGGGATTGGTTCTACCGAAGGTTATACTGGTATTGTCACTGACAAATTACCAGATAGAGTATATCCTATTGCACTCACTCCTGATACATTCCAATTATCAACAAGACGTGAATATGCAAAAGCAGGTATATTTGTAACCTTTACTGATGCTGGTTTAGGTAATATCCACGAACTTGAGATAACTAAGAAACTTTCTAAGACTGTCATTGCTCTGGATGGTATTGTTCAGCAACCAATTGCATTTACCCCAATTAATCATAATTTAGATTTTAATAATGGTGGAATTACTGCAGGAATTTCAACGTTCAATCTCACCGGTATTAGTTCTGTTCAACCAAGAGATGTTCTTAAGATTGACGATGAATATATGAAGGTTGTTGAAGTTGGATTGAGTACCAATGTTAATGGAGCACTTCTTGGTCCTATTAATGGAATTATTGCCGCTGGTACCGCTGCAACTCACCCAACAGTTGCTGTTCAAAGAGGTTCGTTAGGAACCAGAGCAGAAGCACACAGCGATGGCGCAGAAGCAAGGATTTATAGGGGAGCACTTAATATTGTTGGTAACAATGTTCACTTCATTGATCCACCAAAAGGTAATACGAGAGCGAGAAGAAATGAATCTAATCTCCCTTATGTTAAGGCAGAATTTTCTGGAAGAACTTTCTTAAGATCAAATTATGAAAAGAATATGCTATTCGATGATATTTCGGATAGTTTTACTGGGGTCGGTAAAACTTACACTTTAACAACATCTGGTTTGAATACTACAGGCGTTGGTATTGGTAGTGGAATTTTATTCATCAATGGAGTGTTCCAAACTCCATCTACACTCAATAATTCTGGAAATAATTATAATTTTGAACAAGATAATATTTCGGGAATATCTAGTGTAGTATTCACAGGCATTACATCAGTTGATGGATCTTACATCCAATCTGAATCAGATATTAACCAAAATCAGTTACCAAGAGGTGGTCAAATTGTATCATTAGGTTCAACACCTGGTCTCGGATATGCACCTCTTGTTGGTGCTAAGTTCATTGCAGAAACAAATTCATCTGGTGCAATCACAGGTGTTGTAGGTGTAAACACCTTCATTAATCCAGTTTCAATTACAACGGCACATTATAATAATATTAGTGGTATCCTTGAAATTGAAACATCAGATTCCCATTACTTAAAGGGTGCTGATAGAGTTAGACTTGTTGGTCTTGAGTTTACTTGCTCCAGTGTTTATTCTGGAGTAACTACAAGCATTTTCCCAGATCATAATAGATCTCTTGATATCGCAAATATTATAGATTCAACAAAACTAAACGTTCAAGTAGGTCCTAGTACTATTATTCACAACTATCTTAAAGATGGTCAGATTTATCAGCACTTTGATCTTAATATTGGATCCGGTTATAGACATCCTATCGGAATTGCAGTTACCGATCTTGCATTCGTTCATAAATTTGTTCGTGCTATTACAAATAGCGTTACTGCTTCAAGTGGTGGACCATTCACTCCAACAAAAGCAAACTATGATTCAAAAACTGGTGTTTTAAGACTTACTATTCCAAACCATGGATTATCTGTTAGTGATACTATTACAATTGCTGATGATGGATTAATCTTTACTTGTGATGAAGACCAACACTTTACTGAGCAACCATATCCAAGATCAACTGATCCAGCATCAGGACAGAATCTTACGATCACTAATGTTACAACAAATATTATTACAGTAAATGTTGGATCTGGTGGTGGTTCTGGAACTGGGGCTGCCATTGAAGCAGTTGTTGGTGCTGGTGGAACACTTGCATTAAATGTAACTTCTACTGGTTCTGGATATAAGAATCCAAGAATTGTAATTCCTGAACCAAATTATGAAAATATGGAAGTTACTGGTGTTTCTAGACTTGGTATCGGTGCAACATCATTGACAGGTAGAAATGTTCTGATGAATCTCACCATCGCACAAACTACTGAAAAAGCACTTGGTGATAGGTTCTTTGATGCAGCAAATCTAATTGAGGATAATGCAGCATTTATTGCTGATATTGCTTATGGAAGAATGTTAGCGCAGTTCCCATCATATTCACCTCCTGCAGGAACTAATGGACAAGATTGTAAGGATGATATTGTTGATGTTCTTGAGTCCATCTCATACAATCTCAAATATGGTGGCAATGATTATACTGTAGATGCAGCAAATCTTTATATTACTGGGGCACACGTTTCGGGAGAAGAACAAGAAACTGCATATGCATTTGATCAGGCAAGAGATCTTGCAGTTCAGGCAATGAGAAATGAGGCAGTTACTATTGGTGGGTATACTACTAAGACACAAGTATTTGATACATCAATCACTTATGATACTGTAAAATACACTCCATCCAACGTTGCATACACTGCTTCTTCTGGAATTACTACAGTAACAATTCCAAATCATCAGTTCTCAAATGGAGATCAAATTAAGATTAGAACTAATTCACTAATCTTTAAGTGTGATAAAGATAACTTTGCAACTGAGCACAGATATCCTAGACCAACTGATCCTGCAGCAGATACCTTCTTAAGTATTACTAATGTAACCACAAATACTTTCAGAGTTAATGTTGGAGCATCACCAGCAGGTGAACAATATAATCATATATTCACATTCTCAGAACTTGCTTCTATTGAGCGCAAATTGACCTCTTCAACTACACCAGCACAATGTGCAAATGTTCAATCTGCAATTCATACATTAGTTGGTATCGTTACAACCGCTGTTGTATCTTCAAGTATTCCACCAAGAACTGTTGCACCTGGTGCTCAGTATTCTGTGGATACCTTTAAACTTACTAGAAATGGATATGATTTCCGCCCTGGTGATGTGTTTAAAGTTGTTGGTCTTGTAACTGCAAAAGACTTTGCACAACCATCCTCAGATTTCCAAGTTGAAGTTACATCAACTTTCAATGATTTCTTTGCTGCATGGTCTTTCGGTGAACTTGATTACATTGATAATATTGCTGGATTCCAAGATGGAAGTAGAAAAAGATTCCCATTATTCTATGTTGGTGAACTTTTGAGTTTTGCACTTGATAGTCAATCCCCATTATCATCTGCAATCGATTTAGATGCTGTACTTGTAATTTTTGTAAATGGTGTTATACAAACTCCAAAAATAGCATATACTTTTGAAGGTGGTGGTTCTTCATTCATATTTACAGAAGCTCCTCAACCTCAAGATAAAGTAGACATATTCTTCTATATCGGTCAAGATAGCATTGATGTTACTAGAATTGAAGTTAAAGAAACAATCAAAAAAGGTGATGATCTATTCGTAAATAGACATCCATTCTTCTCAAGTGCAGTTGATAACTTATATCAGCAACAAATACGCAGTAGAACGATTTCAGACATTATTGGTTCTGACATTGTTGAAACTGATATTTACACTGGACCTGGAATTAATGATATTGATTACAGACCATTTGATTGGACCAAGCAAAAGGTAGATAAGTTTATCAAAGGTGATCTTATCTCAAAATCTAGAGATATTTTAGAAGCAAGAATCTTCCCAACGGCAAAAATTATTGGTGATGTTACTCCAACCTCATCGGAAATCTTTGTTGATAATATTCAGTTCTTTAATTATGAGGAAGAGGTTTATACTCATCCATCATTTAGCAATCTCTTCGATTCTCTAGATGCTGTTATAATTGATGCAAATGATCCTATTGGAGCAGGATTTACTGCTAATGTCTCTATAGCAGGAACTATTTCTGGAATCAACACTACAAACGTAGGTTCTGGATACAGTGGAACGTCATTGGATATTAAATTCTCTGCACCAAAAGTTATTGGTGTTGGTATAGGAACTACGGCAACTGCCACAGCAACTATTTCTAATGGATCGATATCTTCAGTAAATATTACAAATCCTGGTTTAGGATATACCAATACAAATCCACCACATTTAATTATTGAAACTCCTAGTTTAATTAAGGAGGAAATTAAGGAATCTACAAATATCCAAGGTTTCTCTGGCATTATAACTGGTATTTCTACAACAACTGGAACTGGTGGACATCCACTTGCCCTCAAGATTAACTTTAGAGCACTTAAAGATTACACTACAGGTGGAGAAGCACAACTTGCTTCTGATGCACTTGATTTGGTTGCTGGTTATCCAATTATGGTTTATGGAACTAAAGTTGGAACTGGCGCAACTTCAGTATTCGATAGTAATGATGCTGTTGTTGCCATTGGAACCACATTCCTAGATAATGTATATGTTGTTAGTCAAAAAAGTTTTGAAAATGGACCTGATGCTGAGTTAATTCTGAACGTTCATAGTGATAGTCCTATTACAGGAATTTCAACTTCTGGAGGTTTTGAGGATAATCAAGCAGGTACAGCAACAACTGCACTTGGATACCTATCTTGGGGTAGGATATATAATTATGCTGAACGCAGTGGTGGTGTTTCTATTGGTGTAACTGGTTTAACAGTTGATGCTGGATTATCCACATTCCCTGTTCTTCAAAGAAGAGGAAATGCTGGATTTGATAAGAGTGGTGCAATCAGATCTACTAAGTCTATTGTTAATTCTGCAAATATTACTGCAGATAATCAACTCCCATTCTACGGTGCTTAGAAACCTTTAATTATAATCTATAAATACATAAAAAAGATAAAGATGTCAGCTATTGTTACTGATCAATTTAGAATTCTGAATGCCAGTAATTTTGTGGACTCAATTGAGTCCAATTCTTACTACATTACATTAGGATTAGCAAATCCAGTTGCTGCTGGATATGGTAGAACTAGTGATTGGAATACCAATCCACCTTCACCGGTAGATAATCTTTCGTATGCTAGTCATATTGGAGATACTGTACTTTTTGGTAAGAAGATTACTTCTGCCAATGCACGAAGGATTGTTAGAAGAATTGATTGGAATTCGGGAACAAAATATGAAGTTTATAGAAATGACTATAGCGTCACAAATCCTGCACCCATAACAAATGCTGCTCGACTATATGATGCAAATTACTATGTAATGAATGAAGATTACAGAGTTTATCTTTGTGTTGAAAATGGATCTAGTGGAACTAATCCCAAAGGAAATGTTTCTCAGGATCAACCAACATTCACTGATTTAGAACCATCTAGAGCAGGGGATAGTGGTGATGGATATATCTGGAAATATCTATTCACAATCAGTCCTAGTGACATTATTAAATTTGATTCTACAGACTATATTACAGTTCCTAATAGTTGGTCAATTTCAACTGATTCTCAAATAAGAGCAATTAGGGAATCTGGAGACTCCAGTATTAATGAAAACCAAATCAAAACGGTTTATATTGAAGATTCTGGATCAAATTATGCTAATGGTCTTGGTCAAGAGATGAATATCATCGGTGATGGCACCGGTGGTAAGGTTAGAGTTGATGTTGAAGGTGGTAAAATTACAAATACTGTAGTTACCTCTGGTGGAAAAGATTATAGTTATGCATTAGTTGATCTTGGATCAATAAATTCAAATACTAGTGGAACTTCTGCAAAGTTAGTTCCAATTATCCCACCATCTAAAGGTCATGGTTTTGATATCTATAAAGAACTTGGAACTGATAAAGTTTTAGTTTACGCCAGATTTGATGATTCTACAAAAGATTTTCCAGTTGATACAAGTTTTGCCCAAGTGTCAATTGTGAAAGATCCAACTGCTATTGGAACTGCAAATACATTTACTGATAGTAATTTTACTGGATTATCTGCGTTTAAACTTGTATCAATTACAGGAACACCTAAAGTTGGTGAAAAAATTGAACAATCCGTTCAAAACGGAACTGCAAAAGCATTTGGTTATGTTGCTTCGTTTGATACCGAAACTAAAGTTTTGAAGTATTTTACGGATAGATCTTTATTTTATAATCAAACAACAAAAGATCAACAAGATTATACAGGCATTTCTACTAATGGTAGACCATATGCTTTTGAATCTTCATCAAATTTAATTAGTGGTCAAACTTCATCATTCACAGGATCAGTTGATACTGGATTCTCAGGAATTGCTACAAATCCAACAGGAATTAAGCAAATAAATCTGGGTTCTAGTTTCACAGCAGGTATGTCAGTTCCTGAAATAAATAAAGGATCAGGGGAAGTTATCTACCTGGACAACAGAGCTAGCATTGCTAGAAATGCACGTCAAAAAGAAGACATCAAAGTTATACTGGAATTCTAAACAATGTCACAGAAGACAAACTTAAATGTAAGCCCTTATTATGATGATTTTGATAAGGCTAATAATTTTTACAGAGTTCTTTTTAAACCTGGGTTTCCCGTCCAGGCAAGAGAACTAACGGGTCTTCAGTCTATCTTACAAAATCAGGTAGAATCCTTTGGCAGTCATATGTTCAAAGAAGGTTCTATGGTGATTCCTGGTGGAGTCACTTGTGATGACCAATTTACAACTGTTAAGGTAAACCCAGACCATCTTGGCATTGATATTACAGTATATTTGTCATCGATTGTTGCTTTAAACAATGGTAGAGGTGCCAAAGTAAAGGGCGAAACCTCTGGAGTAATTGGCACAATTAAAGGATTTCTACTACCTCCAGACGAAGGCGTAGAAGAAATAACATTGTTCGTTAAATATCGCGATGGGGCAGATGATGGCGAAACGGTAGAGTTTTCTGATGGAGAAGTCTTAATTCTTGAAGAAAATGTTAGTTATGGTAATACAACTCTCAATATTGGAGATACTGTATTAACAACTCTCTCGGTAAATTCAACTGCTACAGGTTTTGCGGTTGGTGTTGCTGAAGGAGTCTACTTTATTAGAGGAACATTTGTTGATGTTTCGACAACTCAAATTGTCCTTGATCCATACACCAATGATGTTTCATTTAGAGTTGGTTTTGATATATTAGAAGAAATTGTTAATGCAAATGAAGATGATAGTCTAAACGATAACGCAAAAGGTTTTACAAACTATGCAGCACCAGGTGCTGATAGATTAAAAATTAGTGTAAAACTTTCAAAGAAAGCACTCACCGATACCGAAGATACAAGTTTTGTAGAACTTGTTAGAGTTGATAATGGTGTAATTAAAAAGTTACAGAATAAGTCTAACTACAATCTTATTAGAGATTACTTTGCAAAAAGAACTTTTGACGAATCTGGAAATTATGCAGTTGAACCCTTCATAGTTGATTGTGCAAACACTTTAAACAATGAAATTGGTAATGGAGGTCTCTTCAGAGAAGATGATCTTACTGAAGATGGAAACAAACCATCAAGCAACTTGATGGCATATAAAATATCTGAAGGAACTGCATATGTTAAGGGATATGATATTGATTTAGTTGGTTCTACTGTAAAAGATATTGATAAACCAAGAGACGTCAAAAAAGTTGAAGGAAGTAGAGTTCCATTTGGAATGGGAAGTCTGATTCGTGTTAATAATGTACACGGAATTCCATACATTAAAATTGGTGGAACTGCTGCTGGTGGTGATACCAGTGCCAATGTCATTGGTTTGTACTCTGATAGAAGAAATGGCGAAGATAATGGTGGAGCTATCGATGGAACTGGTCAGGGCATTAAAATTGGAGAAGCAAGAGTATATTGGTTTGGATTAACAGATGATCGTTATAAAAATGCAGGAACTGAATGGGACTTGTACTTATATGATACTCAAACATATACAAACTTAACTCTAGCAAATACTTTTTCAACAGGTGATGTTCCTAATGGATCACTTGTAAGAGGTATGTCTAGTGGTGCAACTGGGTTCATTGCCGATAGAAGTAGTAATACAGTAAGTTTATCCCAAACTTCTGGAACTTTCCTTGAAGGTGAGCAAGTAATTATTAATGATATGCAGAAATTTAAATCTGCAATTAATACTACAGGTATTCAAGCATTTACAACTGAAGATATTAAGTCCGTATTCCAAGACTCTGACAGTCTTGATACCAATCTTAAGAAAAACTTCTTAGCAGACACCGTTCTTTATCCAAAACAACTTGCAAATTTTGCAGTTACAGACCAACTGACAATTTCTGGTGGAAATCTTGGAAAAGTTCAAGGTAGATTCTTCAATGCTGTCAATGGAATAAAAGTTGGTGGTATTATTCGTTATTTCAAAAATGGCGAAATTGATCCAAGTTTTACGAGGATTACTGGAGTAAGAGATCATGAAATTGATCTAGCAGCAACTACAAATATTACAGATGTTTGTATAGGAGCGGTATCAAATCAAACATCGAACTTTGAGTTAATGGCACCAAGAATTCTGAATGTTGGTCAGAATGGTCTTTATAGTATATTGCCAGAGCAAAATATATCATCAGTTGATTTTGCATCATCAGAACTTACAGTTAGTTATCAAATAACTGAGCAATCTACTGATGCAAATGGATCATTAGAATTTACATCAGCAGATGTTATTGGGGCAAACGCAGGCATCAGCAGTGTATTCTTTGAAACTTTCGATGCTGAAAGATATTCTGTTGTATATACTGATGGATCACCTGCACCATTAGATTCTGGACAAGTAATTTTAGATGAGAATGCTGGTAAAGTTACCATAACTAATCTTGAAGCATCTCAATCGAGCAATGTAACTGTTCTTGCTACAATGAAAAAGCGAGGCATTACACATAAATCAAAAGATTATATTAGATCTACACAAGTAAATGTTGATAGATCATTTGATGGTTCAAGATTCTCGGTAGGTTTAACAACTAGTACATATTATGGAACTAGAGTTCAAGATGATGAAATATCTCTAAATTTCCCAGATGTTGCAAATGTTGTTGCAGTTTATGAATCAACAAATTCTGCGGCACCAATTTTAGATAGGTTAACATTTGCAACAGGTCTATCATTAGACCAAAATGCAATTGTCGGTGAGAAAATTGTAGGTGAAGATAGTAGAGCAATTGGTCAAGTTGTTTCTGCAACAGCAAATACAATTGATTATGTTATTTTAAATACAGAAGATTATCAAGTTGGAGAAGTTGTTAAGTTTAAAGAATCTTCTATTTCTGCTGTCATTCAACAGATAAGAGAAGGTAGTTACGTTAATAGAACTCCAAACTATAGATTAGATACTGGAAATCGCCACCAATTCTGCGATTATTCTAGAATTGTAAGGAGAAGAGGAACTACAGTACCTTCCCGTAAACTATTGATTATTTTTAACCACTATAGAGTTGCATCAGGTAACTCTGGTGATGTATTTACAGTTAACTCTTACACCGAAGATAGGTATTCTAGTGATATTCCAATTCTTCCAAATGGTCTTCGTACAACTGATATCATTGATTTTAGACCAAGAGTTAAACCCTGGACTGATGTTAGTGGTTATGAAACTAAATCACCATTTGATTTTGCAAGTAGAAGATATGAATCTGATTTCCAATATGTTGTAAAACCAGATGAATCATCATTCTTGGGATATGAATTCTATCTACCAAGAATTGATTTAGTTACAATTAATCGCATTGGTGAAGTTGAAGTTATTCGTGGAGAATCTGCACAAAATCCACAACCACCAATTCTTGGTGATGATGCAATGGAAATTGCACAAATTAAACTTCCAGCATATCTCTATAATCCTATTAGTGAACCAGAAATTCTTCTAAGAGATAATAGAAGATTTACGATGCGTGATATTGGAAAAATTGAAGATAGAATTGAAAATATTGAAGATATTACCAGTCTTACAATGTTAGAATTGAATGCAAAGACAACTGCAATTACTGATGCAAATGGTCTTGATAGATTTAAATCTGGATTTATTGTAAGTGATTTTAGAGATAAATCTCTAATGGATCCTAGGTATTCTACGATTGATATTTCAAAAGAAGGATCTCTTGCAATAGCACCTGTTGATCTATGGTCAATGAATGCACAATTGGCATTAGATCCAGGAATTGATCCATCAACTACTGATATGACTCAGAATCTTAAGTTGATGGATCCAAATATTCAAAAAACTGGCGATCTTCTAACCCTAAAATATGAAGAAGTTGAATATTTAAATCAACCACACGCAACTAATGTTGAAAATGTAAACCCATTCAATGTTATTGTATTTGTTGGTGGTGTTGTTCTTGATCCTGCCTCAGATAACTGGGTAAGAACTATCTATATTAATGATCATAGAACTGAATCTACTGGCGCTAAGTGGAAGCAGCAGGCAAAAACTACTGTTGATGTTGATAAGAAAACTGTAATTGAAAAATATAAAAAAGGTGGTGGTAGAGGTGAAAGACTTAAAAAAGCAGTTACTACAACTAAGGTTACAACAACAACTAAGTTTAAACCTAAACTTAGAGGACCTGCAAGAGAATTTGATTATGTTGAAGATGTAAAAGTTTCTGGTGAAGCAGATCCTTGGATGCGTTCAAGAAATGTTTACTTTGCTGC